GCTCGGAGTCTCATGCATTTAGGGATGAGAGCAAGTCGTCGATATTCAACCTCACCAAGATATACCAGCAGATAGACTATAACGACTCGCTGATCCGCGATAGGGTGCTCACGCGGGGATCTTTCCATTGGAGGGACGGCGTAAAAGATAGCCAGGTGATATGGACGCCAGACCCACGGGGGAGGTTCGTGATCTCATGGATGCCCGAAGCTAGGCTTAGAAACAATGTTGTCAACAAAAATGGGAAGTATTACCCTGGAAATGAGCACCTTGGCTCCTTTGGGTGTGATCCCTATGACATCTCAGGGACTGTCCTTGGTAAGGGCTCTAACGGATCCTTGCATGGCATGACGAAATTTACTATGGACAACGCCCCGTCGAATGAGTTTTTCTTAGAATATGTCGCCAGGCCACAGACGGCAGAGATATTTTTTGAAGAAGTCCTTATGGCATGTATCTTCTATGGCATGCCAGCGCTGATAGAGAATAATAAAGCCAGGATATTATACCACTTTAAGAATCGTGGATATCGCGCGTTCTCCATCAATCGCCCAGACAAGAAATTCAATAAGCTCTCACAGACCGAAAAGGAGCTGGGGGGAATGCCCAACTCTTCGGAAGATATCAAGCAGGCGCATGCCTCCGCTATTGAGTCGTATATAGAAAAATATGTAGGCATAGATACTGTGGGAACATATAGACCTAAAGATGATATGGGCTCCATGTTCTTTACGCGTACCCTCTTAGATTGGGGGAGATTCGACATTAATAATAGGACGCGATATGATGCATCTATAAGCTCAGGATTGGCGATCATGGCTAACCAAAAGCATATTTATACGCCCATAAAAAAAGAGTCGAAAATTTCTGTTACCTTTGCAAGGTATAGGAATAAAGGGAATATAAGCGAAATTATCAAATAAATGAAGGCACCTCTCATATTAGTAAACTATGTAACATTCCCCAATCAACTGGCTACTGATAAAGAAAAAGCATCTGACGAGTATGGATTACAGGTAGGCAAAGCTATTCAGTTTGAATGGTTTAAGAGATCGGGAAACACATGTAGATATTACAATCAATGGATAGAGTTCCATAAATTACGGCTATATGCTCGCGGTGAGCAGTCCGTAGCGAAATATAAATCCGAGCTAGCCGTAGATGGCGACCTCTCATATTTAAACTTAGACTGGACGCCAGTGCCGATCATCCCCAAATTTGTGGATGTCGTAGTCAATGGTATGTCCGATAGGCTATTTACTGTGCAGGCATATGCCCAAGATGCGATGGCTGCCGAAAATAGGAAAGCCTTCCAAGATGTATTGGAGGCTGACATGGTAGCTAAAGATTTTCTCTTGCAGACGCAGGAGCAGTTTGGCATCAACGCCTTTAACACCGAGGTGGAAGACCTCCCACAAGATGACCAGGAGCTAGCGCTATATATGCAGCTCAACTACAAGCCTGCCATAGAGATAGCCGAAGAGGAGGCGATAAACACTATATTGGAGCAAAACCACTATTACGACACTAGCAAAAGGGTGAACTATGACCTTGCCGTGCTGGGAATGGGAATGGTAAAACACAGCTTTCTACCTAATGCAGGTATTAAAGTGGACTATGTAGATCCCGCCACGGTAGTACATAGCTATACTGAAGATCCCTATTTTAAAGATTGCTTTTATTTTGGGGAGGTAAAGCAAGTTCCATTAACAGAACTGATAAAGGTAAATCCACACATCACTAAGAAAGAGCTGGAAAGTATCTCACAGCTAAGCTCAGGGTGGTATGATTACTACGGCATCACGAGCCCCTATCGAAATGATATTTTCCAAAAAGATGTCGTCACCCTATTGTACTTCAACTATAAGACAGACAAGAAATTTGTATATAAAAAGAAATATTTAGAAAGCGGCGGTGAGAGGGTGATACGCAAAGATGAAAACTTCAACCCCCCAGAAGGTGCCGAAGAGAGATTCGAGAAGATAGAAAAGAGAATAGATGTGTGGTATGAAGGGATTCTAATCCTCGGTAGTGAGAAGGTCCTTAAGTGGGAGCTTTCCAAAAACATGGTAAGGCCCAAGTCAGCATCGCAATATGCTATTCCCAACTACATATGTGTAGCTCCCAGGATGTATAAAGGTGTGGTGGAGTCGCTAGTAAAAAGGATGACAACATTTGCTGACCTTATACAGATAACCCACCTAAAACTTCAGCAGGTAATCTCTAAGGTAGTCCCCGATGGGGTATACATAGATGCCGATGGTCTTAATGAAGTAGACCTAGGCACAGGTGCGGCATATAATCCTGAGGATGCCCTTAGGTTATATTTCCAGACAGGTAGCGTTATAGGGCGTAGCTTCACGCAAGATGGTGAATTTAACCATGGACGAATACCTATACAAGAACTAAATTCCAATAGCGGGCAAGCTAAGATGGCTAGCCTCATAGGAACTTACAACCACTATCTTGGCATGATTCGTGATGTGACGGGGCTCAATGAAGCTCGCGATGCATCTACGCCAGACCCCAACTCTTTGGTAGGACTTCAGAAGTTGGCAGCGTTAAATTCCAATACTGCCACTAGGCACATCTTAGATGGTAGCCTATTCCTTACGCGCAAGCTTTCGGAAGCTCTCTCGTGTAGGGTCGCCGACGTATTGGAGTATTCGGACTTCAGGGAAGAGTTTGCCAACCAGATAGGGAAGTACAACATAAACATATTAGAGGAAATAAAAGATCTATACCTCCATGACTTTGGCATCTTTATAGAAGTTGCTCCCGACGAGGAGGAGAAAGCCCAGCTGGAAGCTAACATACAGATGGCACTCAGCCGTGACTCTATAGATTTAGAAGATGCTATAGACATCCGCCAGATAAAAAATATCAAGATGGCTAACGAGCTGTTGAAGGTAAAGAGAAAGAGTAGGAGAGAGAAAGATGAAGAAAGGGAAAACCAGAAGATGCAGATGCAGGCACAGATAAACACGCAGTCCAGCCAGGCGGCAGCACAGACTAAGATGCAGGCGATACAGGCAGAGACGCAATCTAAGATACAGATACAGCAGGCAGAGGCGGCATTTGAGATAGAGAAGCTCAGCGCCGAGGCAGACCTTAAAAAGCAGCTTATGTATGAAGAGTTTCAGATCAACATGCAGCTAAAAGGCGTAGAGGTTGAGGGGTTGAACAAGAGGGAGTCCGAGCGCGACAAAGGGAAAAGCGAGCGTATATCACAGCAGAACACGCAGCAGTCGAAGCTCATCCAACAGAGAAAGAACGACTTGCCGCCAGTGAATTTTGAGTCTAATGAAGATAGCCTAGATGGCTTTGATTTAGCTCAATTTGATCCGCGCTAAAAGTGTAAAAAAAGTTTACTAACTTTGTACTTAAATTAAATCTAATATAATGGACGTAATAAAAGTAAGAGAAGTGAGCGGGGAAGAGGAAAAATCTTCACAGCAGATAGAAGCGGAACTTCTCGAAAAACATGAAGAGCAATTTGAGGATGCTCAGAAGCCTCAAGACACAGTAACAGTAAAATTAGCAGATGCTGAAGATAATACACCTGAAGAAACGGTGGTGGCAGAAGCACCAGAAGAGGCAACAGAAGATGCTCCTTCAGCACAAGAGGAAAAAGAATTAGAAGAAACAGACGTTCTATCATTTATCCAAGAGAGATATGGTAAAGAGATAACGTCGATGAAAGAATTATTTGAGCAACCAGCAGAGCCTGAGCCCCTCCCCGATGAGGTAACGGCATTTTTGGAGTTCAAAAAAGAAACTGGGAGAGGTATTGAAGACTTTATAAGTTTAAATAAAGACTTTGACAGTATGGATCCCGACAAACTTTTGGCAGAATATTGGTCTGCCACGAAACCTCATCTGGACGATGACGACATAGCGTTTGAGTTGGAGAACAACTTTAGCCATGACGAAGATTACGACGACCAGAAGGAGATACGTAAGACCAAGATAGCCAAAAAGCAAGAGCTTGTAAAAGCAAAGGAGTATTTTAACCAACAGAAGAAACAGTATGGTGTTCCCCTTGAGTCAAGTGGTTCATTAGTTTCTGAAGGAGAGAGAGAGAGCTACGATGCATACAAGAAGTATAGCCAAGAATCGCAAGATTTGCAGCAGCAAAATGTTAAAAAACAGGAGTTCTTTTTGGATAAGACCAACAAGCTATTTTCTGAGGATTTCAAAGGTTTTGATTTCACTATTGGAGAAAAGCAAGTTACTTATAAGCCAGGCACTGCCGAGCACTTAAAGAAAACTCAGTCTGATGTAACTAACTTTATTAACACACATGTTAACGAGGAAGGTTATCTGAAAGATGCTACTGCCTATCATCGGTCTCTATCGGCTGCTATGAATCCTGAGGCGTTTGCCAAGTTCTTTTATGAGCAAGGTAAAGCAGATGCTGTAGGTGACATCACTAGGGAGTCTAAAAATGTAGACATGCCCGTGCGTAGATCACCAGAGAGCGTTTCCAAGGGAGGATTGCAGGTGCGTGCAGTACCGACAACACATGGTTCGGGGCTAAAAATAAGAAGTAGAAAAAATAATTAATTAACTAAAAATTTAAAAACATGGCAGGTTCAGTCGCAGCTAGTCCGACGTATAGTTTAACTCCGTCCGCTAGCAAATCAACGATGCCAAATAATTATCTGACAAGCGCAGAATTTACTTGGCTACAACAGTACTTACCTGATACCTATGAAAAAGAATTTGAGAGATATGGCAACAGATCGATCACAGCTTTTTTAAGGATGGTAGGTGCCGAACTTCCAACAAACTCAGACCTTATTAAATGGGAAGAGCAAGGAAGATTACATACAAAATATGAAGGATGTACTACTACTTTAGCAGATGGAGCAACAGCTTCTACAGCGGTGCCTTATATCACAGCAGGAGCAGTAGCATGTAACTTTAGAGTAGGACAAACATTATTCTTATCTTTAGAGGGAGCAGGAGCAACCACTTCAAATAAAGCTATTGTAACAGCTGTAGGTGCAGACACCGTAGCAGGTACAGTAGATTCTTTTGAAGTAGCATACTATGAAGCCAATCAGGCAGTAGGTTTTAATGCAGGAACAATTACAGCTTTTGTATATGGTTCTGAATTTCAAAAAGGAGCAAGTGGAATGACAGGTTCATTAGAAGCTGATCCTAATATCTTCCAAAACAAGCCAATTATCATTAAGGACAAGTACACAGTTGCTGGTTCTGATATGGCTCAGATTGGATGGGTAGAGGTAACTTCAGAAAATGGAGCTTCAGGATACCTTTGGTATATCAAGTCAGAGCATGAAACTCGTCTAAGATTTGACGATTATCTTGAG